GTTAATTGAAGCAGAAGTTCCAGAAGAACCACCTGCCTCGACATGAATAGCGTTCAAAGAAAGCGCACCTGATGAGGGGAGTGCCATTTAAAAAACCCCTGAGAACTTACCGCCTTGAATAGCCGCACCAGTTCCACGAACCCCACCTTCACGATGAGGACAGGGTTGACCTTTGACCATACCACCATGCTCAAAACCCATACGCTTTACAACATCAGGGCGTTCTTTAGCCAACTCTTTAAGACCTGGGTTAGGAAGTTTGTCCATATCTACTTTATTACCGGGCATCTTAATCTCCTATACTTTCAACAAACCATATAACAGTTTTTAGAATCTGTCACCCCTGACCACGATAACGTTTGCGGTCATCTCTTTTGTTCTTTGGTCTGCTTCTAGTTGAGTTACCAATACTTGTTCTTTTCTTAACAGGATCTGGTCTCCAAGAAGCAGTCCTAAACCTAGTCGCCATTAGCCTTTTATCCTACCAATAGACTTCAAACCAAAGCTGGCAGCAATAGAAGCCATGATCGACCAAGACAACCACTCGGGTAAATCCTCACGCAAGAACCTAAACCCATCTTCGATATAGGGTTGAGCAGGAGGATAGAAACAGGCTGATAGCAATAATACGAAGAAAACCGTCCACAACTCGTCTTTCCACGAGTCCTGACTTGCCCGTGCCTGTTCTAGCTCCCAAGCACCATCCTGCTCGACCTTTTTTGTTTGCGCTTCGATCTTTGCAACAGCAAGTTTCTGTTTGGCTTGCGCCTTCTCAGCACGATTCTGCATCCAAGTTCCGGCGAGATTAGCTATAGGACCGATAAAACTTTGTAGCATTTTGATTCTCCTTGATTATCGAACGTCGTCTTCTACACCATAGGTTTTAATGTGTAATACGTTTTCGCCATTGTCGTCCAAATCTCCATGCGTATCAACTCGCCAAAGACCATGCTTATCACACAGATCATCAAAGTCTTTCATGAACTTTGTATAGGTGGTTGTATAAGCAACCTTGTCTCTCTGCTTTACCCCAGACATCTTTTGTACTCCTCTTATTCCTACTGTCTTCTGCGGTTCATTTCCTTGAACACAGCTATGTCTTCCTGCGTTTCAATCCGCTCACGATTTACATTATTTCTTTCACCCGCAATATCCAACGTGGCTTGCAATCTCTCTCTAGCAAGAGTGCCCTGCTGATCAATCCGAGCTTGCTCAAGCATAGCATCAATCTGATCTTTACGAGCTTTGCGCTCCTGATCAGCCGCCTGTATCTGCAACTCTGTCTGACGAATATCAACCAAAGGATCGCCATCCTGCTGTGTTAGTTGTGGCATTACTTGGGCAACCAGTTCTGCTGTGCGCTGTTCAATCATTGGCATTAATTGCTGTGGGTCAATCTGCGGAGGTTGTATGCCCTGCATCATCATCGCCTGCTGCTGTTGTGCCAACTCACGTTGCATCTCCTCTTGAGCAATCAAAGACAAACGCTCAAAAATATTTGTCATTAACGGGGCAGAAATAGCCGGAGCCTCCATCATTTTAGGAGACTGCAGCACAGCAAGGTGAGACTGAATATGTGCCATATGATTCTGACCCGGCGCAGCTACAATCTTCATGCCCGTCATCACTGCCGCCAACTCACCCGCTGGATCCAAGGGCTGTGGTTGAGGCGGAGCCGGAAGTAACGCATCAACGTTTTTGATTTCCAACGCCTCATACATACGGCGATACGCTTCTCTAATGTTGTGTATCTCAGGATTAGCTTGCGCCATCTGTAATTGAGTTTGAGCCAGCGACATACGCTGTGCCATAGAGAAGATATTCGGGTCAGATACAGGTAAAACATCTACCCTACCATCAAAATCCTGCTGGAATATCTCAGCCGGAACACCCAACTGATACGGATACGCATCAACAGTATCTGCAAAAATACTCGCTAGAAGACGAAACTCCTGTTTCTGAGCCTTGTGCATACGCTTATGTATTGCACTCATCACCCGAGATCCGCGTTCCAACAACGCAACAGTCGTGCCAACCGGAGCATTAGCGTTCATATCACCAATAGCATTATCAGCTATCGAAGCATAACGACGACCAGAATCAACCAATACACCTAACAACTGAGATAAAGTTCCGCTCGGCTCTTTGTAAACCATAGGGACAATCGCATTACGAATGTCGCCACCAGGGACATCAATATCCCTGAACTCACCGGGCTGTAACGGCTCATCGTCGTTACGAATCCTCACACCACGAGCCTTGAAACCTGCTGGTAAATTAGCCAGCGTACCAGCGTCAATCAACTGCCTGAGAATAGAAGTTGCCGCCCTCGACAAACCGCCAATCATATGCACCAAACCAAAGCCGTAGAAGCCTAGACCGGGTAAAAACTTATAGTGCACAAAATACTGCAACGGTTTGCGACCAGGATCTTCTTCGTCCCAGTTGCGAACAATAGATAAAACTTGACCACTAGCTTTATCAATGGTCACAAGGTACGGCAGCTTCAAACCAGTGGGGTTACCGTCTAAATCCGTATCCTCAAAACCCTCAAGATCCAAATAGGTTTGAATCTCATACAACGTATACATGTCATCCTGATAAGAGGGACGTACACCTTGGATGTCGGACTTTGCTTCTTTTAACGCTCCACCCTCATCATCATACGGCTTCAGATCTACATCACGATAAATCGTCGCCATCTGCATTTTGATAATATCGTTCTCACTCATGTAACAAATATGAGTAATCCGCTCTGCCGTCCGGATATCAGAAGAAGAATACGGAACAACTACATCTTCAGCAGGAACAAACTTGGATATCGCACGTTGCCGCGCAGGATCAAAATAAACTTTCTTGAAAGTGGAACCAGACAACGGAAGATAAAACAACATCTGATCCATGTCTTGGTCATACTCTTCCATAACCTCAGACAACTGGTAATTCATAAAGTCCTTAACACGTTTAGCCTGTGCCATAACTTCAGGTGTCTCAACACCAATAATACTCGTGCGTACAGGACCGTTCGGAGGTAGCATCTCCTTGTAAGCCTGAGACTGAAACTGCGTAACAGACTCAGCAATCAACGGATGAGTTACACCACTCGCACCAGAGAAAGGTTCGTCACGCTCCTCGTAACTAATACCCAGAAGATTTAAACCCTTGGCTAACGCATCTTCCCACTCAGAACGAGACTCAATGTCGTCCTCAACCAACCCAACAAGTTCCGAGGACAAAGTCCCAAGAACCGAGTCATCTAAAATTTCAGCTAAGTTCGCCGTATGGCTATACTCTTCAGCAAGAACCGCAGTCGGATCAGCTTCAGAAAACTCAGCCGAACCATCCTCGTTCATAGTCAGAACCATGTCGCCAATAATTTCGTCCGTGATACCCGGAGCTTGACCCTCGATCTCTACCAGAGCCTCTTCTTCAGGAGCAAGACCAGAACCTCCTGGTCCCATCGCCTGTTCAACCATCCCACCTATGGGTCTCGTTTCTGACATGTGCTTTCCTTACTTGTGATCGTTCCAAACAATAAACATGATCGTGGCTATAATAACTGCAAATATTGCGTATGTATACCACGAGTGATCCATCAGTAATATTCTCTCCTGCGACTTGGTTTGTAAATGTCATCCTCATCCTGCTCTAACACAACAAGAGAACCCTCTCTAAATCGTATCAAAGCCATCGTCATGCTATCACACAAGTCATCATGTTCGCCATTCGGAAACGCCGCACACTCTTCAATCACATCTTCAGCAAACTTCTTGTCCGGAGCCCAAACTCTGCCAGCTTCAAATATGGGAGCGACCATGTGCATACGAGTTGTCTTGTCTACACCCCCACCGCGCTTCCTGCGACCAGGTGAATAAGTAGTAACAGGAATATTTATGCGAAGCAACTCATCAGCCAATGGCATACCAGAAGCTTTCGCCTCTATCAGAACCATGTCCGGTTCCCAATAGTCATACTGCTCCATAGCCTCGTCCTTCAACTCAGGAAAATTAAACCTGCCCTTCTTCGCATCTAACAAAATTATATGCTCAGTGCCGTCCTCCTCTGGATCAAACACGCCCCACGTTGTGATAGCCGTGTAGTCAGACGTTTCTTTTTTGCTAAATGCAGTGTCAAAAGACTGCAAAATGTAACTCAAAGGCGGAATATCTTCCTTCTCCCATGTGCGCCACCAATCTCGTTTGATAAGCGCAACCTCCTCGGATGTTGGGTTCTGTTGCCACTGTGCGTTCCATTTAGTCGGGGATAGCGATGCTTTTACCCCCAAAAGCTCATCTTTCTCCCAAAACTCGGGCCATAGCGGGTTACCCGATGGCAATATTGC